GGCGATGATTGACAATACACTCAGGCATATGCGACAGGCCTTAGATACGTATCACACGAAGCATATGGATTATACGCTTCGCGCTCAGAGCAATTATTTTCAGCAGTTCTATTCACTGGAGTCGCGTTTGCCTGCGTGGGAAAGCGTATTGCGTACGGCCATTAAGAATGGTCCGCCCGTTGAAATGCTGGTCATCGAATAATGTCGGGTGCTCTGTTAACGTTTGAAACACGGGAGGCGCGCACTGAACGACTCGCGGCCGTCACGGGCATCAATGCAGATCGTGTGTTGACGTCAGAAGAACTTCATCAGCGGCACTCGCAGCACACACTGATTGCCTGTCGACAACTGCTGAAGTATTACAAAGAAACGCAGCGATGGACACCACATTGCGAAAACGAAATGACGATTGCTGTTACTGCTCTTAAAAACATTTGCCGTTTATTGGCGATATCGCCCGAGGTCACAATATGAAAGCTAGACAATTAGGTGAGATTCTCGCACATCAAAAGACGCTGAATAAATTCGTAGATAAAGTCGCATGGCTACGTCAGCATTATTCGCCAGGACTGGGGTATCTATTGAAGCTGGCCCATTCAAGTCACGAATGGGATCTGCCGCCTGGGGCGCCGCCGTATAAACAAGACGCCGGTCCAATCGGATTGACACCTTCGCATTTATTGCGCGAACTGCGCGTCTTCTATCTGTTCATCAAGGGAGAATCGGAGATCACGGGCCGCAGACGCGAACAGTTGTTTCAGCAAATGCTCGAACGTCTTCATGGGGATGAAGTCGCCATTGTATTGTCAATCAAAGATGGTAAATTTGCGAGTACCTATCGATGCTCAAAAACAGTCGTTGATGAGGCGTTTCCGGGATTGCTGGAACAACCGTTTTCTTCACGATTTTTGCGGTGAGTTCTCCCGATACTGCACAGTATCCTATTCTCTATCGTACGACGTTGACGGATGAAGAGAAGGCGGACTATGAAAATGTTCAGGAGTATATTGCAGAAGTATATGCGCATCTGACCGCTACAAAGCAACTGGATTTGCTTCTGATATTTGCCAATGTGGCATCGATGCAATCCAGTATGCTTTCACCAGACTCATCTGGTGCCATACGATTAAAATTTCTGAGTGTTGCCTTGCGCGAGTTGATCGCGTGTCTGACACATCTTCACCCAGATGCACCTAGACCCGCACTCTTGTTTGAAAAACCAGAACTGTATTGGTCGTCAATTAACACGGGCGTAGACAATTAGAACAGATTTTCGATGTTATGGAAGAAGGGATATCCATTTGCCAAACTATGATTACTTTTGCACACATTGCGACTTTAAAACCATCGATATGAATCTACCTATCGATGCAAGAAATTATCCGACTACGCAACCCTGCCCGCAGTGTGCCTCCGACGGCACCATTGTCAAAGGCATCAGTGCGCCGGGAGTGAGCTATACTGCGAATCGCGGAGGTTTGAAAACACCCGAGACGTTCAAGGATATTTTGCGCAACATCAAGGGACAGCATCGTGGTTCGACCATCAACGTTCAGTAAAATTATGCCATCTTTTATTCATGATCCGTTTGTTTTTCCAAAGCTTCAACAGGTTAATCAGACGACAGGACGTGTGTATCAAGTTCTTTCTGGCAATGAAGCTGGACAGGAATATCCATCCATTACCCGTGTGCTTGGCGCAAAACCCAAACCCCAATTGGCTAAATGGAAAGCTCGCGTGGGCACGACTGAAGCTGAGCGTATCACCAAAGAGTCCACCACGCGTGGCACAGCGTTGCATATTCTCGCAGAGTCGTACATCAACAACGAAACGGATCAGGTTGCAGACGCGCTGCCGACGCTTACAGACGATGTTAAACAATTCTGGAACGACTTGTCCCCGTGGATCGATGCGCACGTCCAGCGCGTCCACGGACAGGAACAGGATGTCTACAGCGCACATCTGAAGGTCGCTGGTCGTATGGACTTGCTGGCAACCGTGGATGGAGAGTTATCCGTCGTGGATTTCAAGACATCACGACGGCCGAAGAAGCGTGAGTATGTGCTCGACTATTTTCTGCAAGGCTGTTTTTATAGCCTCTGTGTGTTCGAACACACGGGGCAGAAAGTCAAACGAATCATCTTTCCGATTGTGTCACCCGAGGGGCTAGAACTCTTTGAGACGAATCCATCTATTGAATTTGAGGGATTGCGCCGGCGCATCGATGACTACTATGCACACTATCACACGAGCAAATGACATGAATAACGAGGTGATGTTTTCGTCTAAATCGGACGAGTGGTATACGCCACAAGATCTCTATGATCGACTTCACGCAGAGTTTAATTTTGAGATCGATCTGGCGGCGGCCGACGAGAACACAAAGTGTTCGTGGTTCTATAGCAAGAAATCGAACTCACTCAAAAAGGACTGGAGCGGCCAGTTCGATCGCGGCTGGTTGAATCCGCCGTATTCGCGTGGTCTGTGCGCCAAGTTCATCGCCAAGGCCGCAGAGGAGCGACGCAAGGGCTTTCTGACCGTGATGCTGCTGCCGTCCCGCACCGACACTCAGGCATTTCACGCCCACATCTATGACGCCAACATATGGCAACCGAGAGAAGGCGTCGAGATACGATTGCTGCCGGGACGGTTGAAGTTTGGCGGCAGTAAAAATTCAGCACCGTTTGCTTCGATGATCGTAATTTTTAGACCGAACGCAGAATAGAAAGATCGCTATGACGAACGAACATCTTCACGCGGAAGAAACAGAACTACCAGGCGTTATCGTTCTTGAACCCGAAATCTATGCCGATGCTCGTGGATTATTCTATGAGTCGTTTCACGCAGAGAAATATCGACAGTTTGGCATTCCTGGCCCATTTGTGCAAGATAATTTTTCCCGTTCAATACGGGGAACCCTTCGTGGATTGCATCTACAAGTTAAACATCCGCAGGGTAAGCTCATTCGTGTTCTGCGTGGAACAATTCGTGATGTGGCCGTAGATGTGCGACGAGGGTCGGCATACTTTGGTCGTTGGACGTCCGTGGATCTTTCTGCCGAAACGCATCGACAAGTTTATGTGCCGCCAGGTTTTGCGCATGGGTTTAGTGTGCTCAGTGACGAGGCCGAAGTCGAATACAAATGCACGACATCCTATGATGCATCGGATGAAATTGGTATCGCTTGGAATGATCCCGCATTGGGCATTGATTGGGGTGTAGAGTCGCCATTGATCTCTGTGCGTGACGCAAAGCATGACACCTTAGCCAATCTGCACAATCGGCTTCCCATTCTCGGTAAATGGCGGCAGTCAGTTGAGTGTTGTTGATTTGCGATATGACGTGTGGTATACTTTACTTGCTATCGTTGAGAGATCGACGATAATGTTTTGTGTGCCAAACAAAGTCCAGATTTAATATGCCATCATATCCAATTTTACCACACCGCAATAAACGATTTCTTCATATCACCGACGCATTGACACCGCAGGGCGTCGAAGATGCTGTTGAACAGGGATTAGCACTACCCTTCAAAGACTCAATGGTGGGAATCTCCGGCAGCGGCGTGATCGATTCAACGGTTCGACGATCACAGACGGCCACATACGATTTAAAAACACATGCGTGGCTCTATGAACTAATTGCAAAGAACGTTCATCGATGGAATGAAGAGCATTTTGGCTACGACATTCATGGTATTGAGAGAATCCAGTTTGCCCAATATCCTGCGGATATTCTAGGGCATTATAGTGCACACGTTGATACATTTCCCGGCACCGAAATTCGAAAGCTTTCGTTGTCCATTCAATTGAGTAATCCCGAAGATTATGATGGAGGCGTCTGCGAACTTCTTTTTGGTGACGACAAACGGATACCACTCAAATCTCAGCGAGGGGCAGGATTACTGTTCCCCTCCTATTTTCCACATCGTGTAACACCCGTAACGCGAGGCATGCGCTATTCACTCGTGGCGTGGATTCTTGGTCCTCAATTCCGATAATATTATGCCGATACCTAAACTCATTTCCGAAAAATCTGAAATCATCGCCAAAACAATTGAACAATACGTTGTCACAAAACGAATGTCGTATTTGGATGCCGTTATCTACTTCTGCGAACAACGTAATGTCGAGCCGCAGCTTATTGCGGATCGATTGGGCGATAAGATTCTTGGTGAACTTGCCAGCGAAGCGGCCAAACTGCATTACATTCCAAAATCGAATGAATTGCCATTCTCGCAATGACACCTGAACAGGTCTTCATGTATGCGAAGTCCTATCGCCTGTATTTCTCGACTGAGGGATATGACTTCATTAAATACAAGGGCAACGTCTTCGTACCACCACTGATTACTCAACGAGATCGTCAGTTTTATTATCGGCTCTCGACGAAGTTAACCGATGCACAAATTCATGCGACACTCTTGCAGACATACTTCTTCAAACCCAAGGCCTATATTGCAGATGTAATCACACCCAATGCTACACAAGAGGGTGTGTTGTTTGCCACACGCGCCGAAAATGGCACGTCTGTGATAGGCAATGAACTGTACGCGTTGCGTCGGCATCTTTCTCCTGCGCAGACCGACGAATGGTTGTATGGTGCATTTCTCGACGAACGGCGAGCCTCGTTGCCAACCTGTGTCGAGTCGCTGATCAGCAAAGAACTTCAGATCGATCTGGCGTGTGTGCTGCTGCTGATTCCGCAGCGCGAACACGACTATCACTGGGCACAATATTGGGAACAACGCGAACCGGCCGGAAGCTCCTTTGGTGTTCGACCGTGGCTGTCTCGCTTACGAAAAGCCGATCAACTGTTAAATTGGCAGCGTCCGTCATGGCGGCAATACACGCACAAACTGTCCACTATGTTTTGGTCATCGTATTCGGGGCAATCAATGCTGCCTCGTCAGGAGGAACCACAATTATTCGCATAAGATAACAATTCGTGTTATACTTGTTTCTGTTCGTTATTCGTCATCCAACGTAAGACCATACAAGGAGTGCCAATACAATGGCTACCAATTTCACTACGCTACGTAATTCTCGCAAAACTCTTCTCACTAAGCTCGCCGATGAAATCAAGAAAACCAACTCACCGCAGAAGGGTGCGGATGAGCGTTTCTGGAAGCTGCCCGTTGATGCCAAGACCGGCATCGGGTATGCGAAAATGCGATTCCTTCCCGCACCCAAGAATGAAGACATTCCGTGGGCAAAGCTGTGGTCACACGGCTTTCAGGGACCGGCGGGATCGTGGTTCATCGAAAACTGTCCAACCACGCTGGACGGTCGACCGTGTCCTGTCTGTAAGGACAACAATCGTCTCTGGAACTCTGGTGTAGAACGTGACAAGGAAGTCGCGAGAGCGCGAAAGCGTAAGCTGACCTATATCAGTAACATTCTGATCATTGACGATCCGGCACATCCAGAGAACAATGGTAAGACGTTTCTGTATAAGTATGGCAAGAAGATTCACGATAAGATTATGGAACTGCTGGAACCGCAGTTTCCCGATCAGAAGCCTGCGAATCCGTTTGATTTGTGGGAGGGCTGTGACTTCAAGCTGAAGGCACAAAAGGTTGCGGGCTATCAGAATTATGATAAATCGGAATTCGCGGAACCTTCTGAATTTCACGCCGGAGACGACGCAGAGAAAGAAAAGACGTGGGAAGGGGAATTTTCGCTCTCGGAGTTCATTAAAGAAGACCAGTTCAGGGACTTCGAAGAACTCTCAAAGCGATTCCAGCGTTCTCTCAGTGGTGACACCGACGACAAGCTCACGGCAGGAGAAGTTATCGAACGAGAAGCTCGACTGCCTATTCCAGCTGCCGCGGCGTCGGCGAAAACCGCAGACGCCCGAGTAACCAAGACCTCAGCCGCGCCGAAGCCGAAGGTGGTGGAGGAAGATGCGGATGAAGATGATGTGAAGAAGTTTTTTGCTAGTGTGATCGATGATGACTAAAGAAACCGTCTGGACAGTTCCGATTGTCGAAGACCCAGATGATCCACAGGAACTGCTGCTAACACTCCCAACCAGTCTCATTGAAGAGACTGGTTGGACTATCGGTGATGTGCTACAGTGGAAAGAGTTACAGAATGGAACATGGTCGCTGAATAAGAAAAAATCTCGAACGGCAGTAAAGACTAAACGAAAGTAGCACGTTTGTCTGACGCCCCAACAAAACATCGTTGGGGCGTTTTATTTGATAGGTATTATTGTTCTGCTGGCGAATACATCACATAATCGTAAACACACAACACGCTCGAATCGGCTTCGGTGATCTGCGATTGAACCCAAGCAGGCAAATCCATGATACCAGTTTTCTCGATCGCATTGTGTACGGCCATCGCACGATCAATAATTGATTTCAGTTGCGCCAAGGCCATCCGCGCATCATCACCCGCCTCTTCAGTCATCGAGGAATCTCTCTCCGCTTTCTCTCGATTGTGCTTGTCCCAGGCGGCTGCCGTGAGCATGGACATACCCACTTCTTCACCGTGCTGCTTGACATAGGCCGACTTATTCTTCTTCATAAACGATTCCATCTCGGGCGGTGGAACGTTGGTGGTCAGTGGACCGGTGGGTGTGGAATAGAGATGATTTTCGTGGAGATATTCTTTGAATGTCGGAATCTTCATGACGGGTTCCTCAGTAATTTTTGAGACGGGTGTACTCGACCAGTTCTTGCAAGACCAATAATTGGCTTTCCATTTTGGGCCGGGATTGTCGCAGTTGTGACGGGCACGATAGTTTGCACGGCGATCGGGATCGTCTCGTTTGATTTCCATGTCGGGGTCACCAAAATTCACCTTGACAACATTGCCCTTTTCGTTATTAACATACACCGAGAATTTCTTGGG